CCGAGAATCAATTCTCGGGGGTGGAGGGTTTCTCTCCCTCGCACATCTGAGCGGCTAGCAATAGTTGAATCTTATGTGTCTAGAGGCAACAAAAGGGGTCTTCGGATATCCTTTTGTCAACCTCGACTGCTATGGTTTGGAAGGGGGCTGTACCCCCGGTTTCCTTCTGGACCCAAGCAAGTATCTGTCGTGAGACAACAGACGCCTCCCTCTGCCCCACCGTTTGTGTTGGGGCAATTAGGAGAGTCAGGACGAGGGGGCACATCGTGAGAGATAATAAAACCATGAAAATGATGTTTACTATTCTTGAGCGCGTGCCTATTGTCCTGTGGCGGAGTGTCTTTGAAAACACTCGACGGATGAAGGGCCTGTTAATCAGGGTCCTTCATGTCGTCTCTGACGGTCTTTCTTCAGAATATTGCATTGCAGCATATCTGCTTTCACAGCAAGTATGCCGCTTGAGGCGAAAATCAGGGTTGTTGCACACTGCGCTTTATCTTAAGCAGTGTGCCACCGTCCTGCAGAAGTTCTATGGTGAGGACTCTTACTCCCATGAACTTCTGAAGCCTCAAGTGTCATTGACCCGGACCGGGCTCCCTAGGATCATCCCACCTTTTCACCGTAAGGTGATTAGGCAGGGGGGTCCTCGGGGGGATCGGGCGGTGAAGATCTATTTATCGTGGTTCTCGTTGAGTCGAGTGGTGTTGCTCGCTCCGAGGGTCACGGCAAAGACTTTTGATTCTTTGTTAGATCCATCCCCTGATCTGGCCAAGACAGTGAACTTTGTTCTTGGACTTGTTCCAATGATCAAAGATACGCTGTCGAGGTATCTACCCGATCTGTCTACCCGTCCCGTTCACCAGGGACTGAGGTGGGTTCCGACATGGAAATCCACTCCAACCGGAGGTATCTTGAGGAAGCCTGGGTCTAAACGACCTCCTGTTTCTCTCTTTGATACCCTCGGTACGGAGATGGCTGTCTTCAACGCTATGTTGTCCAAAATGGAACATGCGATTGACACTCAGCCTAATTCCATGCTTCCTTTGGCAGAGACCCTTACGGTTTATCCTTTGCCTAAGGAAGACTTTGTTACAGACAGGACTCAATTCCTTGAGGTTCTCCGATTCGGAGTCAAGATCCAGACAATATGGATTGATGACAACGAGAAGGATCCATCAGAAAGAGTATCTCTGCCTATAGCAAAGGTCGCCTCGTCAATGGCAGGCGCAGGGAAGCGTCGCTTGTTTATTATAGGTAACTATATAATACAACGACTTCTCCGACCCTATGGCGACTGGCTCATGTCCATCCTCAGGACCTTGCCTGGGGATGGTACATTTGACCAGCACAAACCTATCCGTAACGTGATGGGCCGCCGGTTTGTGGCATCATATGATCTTAAATCAGCCACAGACCGATGGCCTCGTTTCTTTATGGGGACGGTTTTGTGTATGCTATTTGGAAAGGAGATAGCGCAGATGGTCTCTGAAGGGTGTTTGGGTTCTCTCAACATCTTAGTAGGAAGGCCACTGACCAAATCGGTGGGATCCGTAACGTTTACCGTTGGATCTCCGCTTGGCTTCTATGCAGCATGGCCTCTATTCGCGCTCACCCACCATATTTTGGTGTGGTGTGCAGCGGAAGCTGTCTATCCTGGCAAGTACTTCAGGGCCTACGGCATCCTTGGCGATGATCTCGTCATTGGTGACCGTAGGGTAGCTGATGCGTACATGCAGATGCTCTCTTACCTGGATGTTGAGATATCAAAATCTAAGTCTCTTATATCCAACAAGGGAGCATTTGAGTTCGCGAAGAAGTACTTCATTAGATGTGGTGACTATGATTGCTCACCCATCTCATTAAGATTACTACTTCTTGCGCGGTCGACGCTCGGTCTTGCTACTATAAGGAATAAGTATTCACCTTCCTTAAGGTGTCTGCTTAGACTGGCTGGTGCAGGTTATCGGGTTATGTCTCGCCTTTCCCCATTACGTATGAACGGGAGGTGGGCGAGATTAGTCGTATTCCTCAGCTACAGTCCTGCTTTCACCGACTTAGCCTTTGAGTGGTGGTTGAGTGGCTTCCGTAAGCCGCTCGACCCCTATTTAAAGGGGGAACTATTTTGGTGGGTGATCGGTAAGGTTAAACCTCGTCAACTCAGCCTTCCTGTTACGGCTGAGCTTACTGATCACGGGTACCAACCTCAAGTAAGAGATCTTTGTGAGATCACATTCCTTAGGGAATGGGTTCTTCAATGGTTATCTTACCTGAAGTGGTATTCCGAGCAGATTGCCTGGAATCAGGGTAGTCTTGTGACCCTTCTTAGGCCCCCGGTTGTAGAGACTTCCTGGAAGAGAAGAACGGTGGATCCTACAATCCATCGCTACTCTCTTATCTGGAAGGTCTACGATCGGGCTCAGATGTCGGATAAAGATCGAATCCGTCCTCTGCCTGATAAGGCAATCAAGGAACAGCTGCAATATCCAGTATACTGGAGGGTTCGGGGTTAGCACCCTCGAGCTGACCGTCAGGCTATAAGACCTTAGGCGCATCTGAGCGCAACACTTGACACCAAATAAGAGGGC